TTTCATCAGGCCATACTACCGCATATCGACCGCTATAATGGTGTGCCAGAAATATTTAATCAAGACTTAATCATTCCTAATCTATTTTTAGAGCCAGACGACAGTATACAATATTTTAGACAACTTGTTAAAAGTAGACTGTACAGTTTTCTAGAAGTTGAAGGCTTTATTAATCCCCAAGAACTTGAAATAGAAATCAATGTATTCCCTAGACGTTTTGTCTACGGAGATAGAGCTCGCCCACATACACATCGTGGCATAGACTATGTAGGTGTATTCTACGTAGACCTAGATGTAGTTGACAGCAACGAAGATACCTGCGACCGTGATGATGGTAGACTGCTATTGATTGATCCTATAGCACAGCGGTCGCGTGGACTCAATCACAATATGTTATTTCAATTAAAACCAGTGCCTAATCTGTTTATCATTCATCCTGCTTATATGTTCCACGAGTCTGAAATGTACAAAGGTACCAAGGATCGTATTCTGGTAGTAATGAATGCTAGAATTAAAGACCGTCAACAGGCCAACAGCTTTATTCTGCTATGATCTTAGACAACTTCTTAAGCGACAGCGATTGGAATCGGTGCCTTGAGTACTTTAAGGGTAGTCACTGGACGTTTCCGCCTTTAAGCGGACAGACAAATAAAACCTGTGTATGGCGTATATTTGATTCAACCGTAGAATCTGCTGTAGGCGAAATCTTATACCGTCAACTGGCTAAACTAGACGTAGGCCCATTTGCTGTACAACGAGTCGGTATCAATGGTGCTACTACATTTAATGAATCACACTGTCACATTGATGGTCCGCTAGGTAACTATTCACTTATATGGTTTGCTTCGGAGTCTTGGGATACGTCCTGGGCAGGACAACTACAAATATACAATGATGAAACGTGCTGGCAAAACACAGATTTAACTAAAACACCAGATCCTGCCTTGGGACTGACTGAAATAGAATATATACCTAATAGAGCAGTATTATTTCCAAGTCACTTGGCACACATACCAGTAACACCTAATGTTAATGCTAAGAATAATTTAAGACTTAGTGTTGGGCTACATCTAACACCTAGTAACAGTTGGAATTATCGTTACATACCTAGGACATAACAGTGGCATTATTTGAAATTACAGGATACAATCCAACAACTAAAGAATATAAAGATGTCGTCTATGATACATCAAATAATTCATTCCGATGGAAAGACGGCGATAATATTGTTCCTGTAAATCCTTCACTATCTGTGACTACTGAAAAATCTGTGATCGAAAAGGGTAAAAACAATCTTAAGATAGTTAAAATTCAAATGGGTCTTAGCTGTAACTTTGAATGTGACTACTGTAACCAACGCTTTGTTCCGCACTCAGAAGAAACTACTCCAGATGATGTTACAGCCTTTGTATCCAACATGCCTAACTGGCTGCCGGGCCTTGGCGAGGGGGTTAAGTTTGAGTATTGGGGTGGTGAGCCTTTTGTCTACTGGAAAACATTTAAGCCATTAGCAGAAGCAATCATCAAACAGTATCCTGCAGCAGAACATTCGGTAATTACCAATGGTAGTTTACTGGATCTAGAAAAGATCATGTGGTTAGATCGCCATAAATTTAGCGTAGGCATAAGCCATGACGGCCCTGGACAACATGTCCGTGGACCCGACCCTTTAGCAGATGATGGCAGTCGTATGTCCGTAATAGCATTGTACAAAATATTGGCACCTAAAGGCAAAGTAAGTTTCAATGTTATGATGAATAGTAAGAACACGAGCCGTGAAGCAGTTACTGAATATTTTGAAGGGTTTGTTCGTGATAATCTTGGTGAAGAATATCTACAGTACCTAGTAATAGGTGAAGGTATGTTTGTTGATGCCTATGATGTAGGTGGTCTACAAAATTCTTTACTAGATCCAGATGATCAAATCAAGTATAGACACAAGTCTTACAACGAAATACGCGACTTAAAAGCAAAACGTTTTGTTGGCATTACTAAAAAAGTTCGCAATTTCCTAGCATCTGTAGAATCGCAGCGTAAGCTAGAAACTGTGCCACAAAAATGTGGCATGGATAAGGCTAACAATATTGCTGTGGATTTAAATGGTAATGTGCTTACCTGTCAAAATGTTAGTTCTGTGGCAAAAAACCCAGCTGGCATATCACATCACATTGGGCATGTTAACGATTTATCTAAAGTGCAAGTTAACACAGCCACACACTGGAGCGATAGAGCAGAATGCCCTAACTGTCCTATGATACATCTATGCCAGGGTGCTTGTATGTTCCTGACAGGAGATCTATGGGAAGCTACCTGCGATAATGCTTATAGTGATAACGTTGCTATCTTTGCCAACATATTTGAGTTAATCACAGGCTATATTCCCATCTATATCGACGGCCCACAACGCTCAGATAGACGAGATATCTTTTGGTGGGTAAATGGCCGCCCGGAAACTAAAAAATCATCAGTAATACCTATTATCTCAATATAACTAAATTTTGAATCTCGCATAAATACTATTAACAAACACACGTCTAGCCAATGGGGAATATGGAACCGCGGGCTGTAAAAATAGTGTAAAATTTTTATTGCGGAGCAGAACCCATGTCAGGTGCATTAACCAGAATATTAAACAATCAGATCTATAGCAAGACTATCATTGCTAGCCAAAAGATCGCAGACGGATCTATCACAGGAACACTGTTTGCCAGCAACGTTACTGTACCAGGTGACTTTTTAATCACAGGTAACCTAGTTGTTTTAGGTAATAGTACACAGACTACTATTGCATCAACTAATACTTACGTTAACGATCCTTTAATTACCTTAAACAACGGTTTATCTAGTACTAATACCTATGATGAAGGTTTGTTATTCAATAGAGGTTCTGGACTTAATACCGCATTTATCTGGAATGAATTTAACCAAGAATTCCGTTTTGTAAACACAACAGAAACTGGTACTACCTACGGTAACATCAACCAAACCAGCCTTGGTAATGTACGTCTAGGTAATTTAGTAGTACAATATGACCAAACAGTACGTAATGTCACTGCATCAGGCAATCTTGCAGTCAACTATGGTAATATCACAACCACAGCATCAACATTTAATCTAGTTAATCAATCAGCGACCACAGTGGTTGAATATGCGACTGCTACTTCTGTAACCACTGGAGCAACAACAGGTGCTACATTTACTTTAAATCCAGGTACGCTAGTTGGTTTTAACACTACGCAAAACGTGTTTAATACAACAGCTACGACAGTCAATGCATTTGGTGCTGCCACATCATTAAATTTAGGTGCTGCGACCGGAACGGCAACAGTTAATAATCAAACCCTAAGTTTACCTAATGGTACTGCATTAACAACAGGCCAAGGTACATTTTCATTACTCAACAGCACAGCGACTACAATTAACTTTGCTGGTGCGGCTACTACTTTAAGTGTAGGTGCTAGTTCAGGTACTACGACATTTAACTCAACAACTAACAGCACATCATCAGGATCTGGTGCTGTAGTAGTAGCAGGTGGTGCCGGCATTGGTGGCAATTTATATGTTGGCCAGAATGCTGTAATCAACGGTAATTTGACAGTTAACGGTAATGTGACATACATCAACAGCCAAAACCTTGCTACTGAGGATGCTTTAGTTAATATCAACACTGGACCTAATGGTGCTCCACTCAGCGGTGTTACAACTACTGATGTTGGTATCATGTCTCACTACTATGTGTCAGGTGATACTAGTTTATTCTTTGGACGTAAAAATTCTAGCGGATACTTTACTGTATTATCAGCAGCTACAGCTTCAAACGTAGGACAAGTTACTGGTAACTACGGTACGATACAAGCAGGTAATTTAATCTTATTTGGTAATACTGCTAACGTAACATCAACAACATATCAATCAGGTGCGCTACAAGTCTATGGTGGCTTTGGTCTGAACGGTAACTTGAATGTTATCAGTGGCTCACAGATAGTTGTAGGTGCTGACATTGGTAATGTTGCAAACTTTCCAAGTTCAGCTGCGCAGTTCTTTACTAATACCAATAACTTCGCACAGGTTAACTCACAAAATATCAATGCCGGTAATAATGCCAGCTCAGACTTTATCGCAACTGCTGATAATGGTTCTAATAACGATACCTATATTGACCTAGGTATGAACAGCAGTACTTACAATCAATCAGCATATGGCGTAACTAAAGCCAATGATGGTTACTTGTATGTTTATGGTAATGCTGTTACAGGTGGCGGTAATCTAGTCTTAGGTACTGCTACTACAAACAATGATATCGTATTCCACACTGGTGGTACACAAGCATCTAACGAAGTAGCACGTATAAGCCAAGCTAATGCTAACTTAACTATTAAACTAGCAACAGCATCGACCAGCTCAGCCACTGGTGCATTAACAGTAGTGGGTGGTTTAGGTATTGGTGGCAATGTTTGGATTTCAGGAGGTGCCGGTGCAGTACAAAACTTTACCATTGGTTCTGTAGCCAATGCCTCAAGCGTTTATTTTGATCCTAGATACCAAACACTAGTAGTTAATGGCCCAGCTGGTGGTAGTAATGTTACTACACCAATTGGCGCATCGTTTGTGGTTCGCAGCACAGATGCAATCATACTTCCAGTTGGTACTACAGCACAACGACCAAGTAACCAAGGTAACGTTGACCAAACTGGTATGTTGCGCATGAACTCAACTACTAACCAGATGGAATACTATGTAAATAACACTTGGCAAGTAGCAGGTTCTGCATTTACAGTTATCAGTGATAGACAATTTGCAGGAACTACCCTATACGGTAATGTTGACGGTGTTAACGCAACATTCACTATACAAAGTAATGCAACTACAGCAAGTACATTGGTAAGCATCAACGGTGTGGTACAATTCCCAGTACTAGCTTATTCAGTCAGTGGTACTACATTAACATTTACAGAAGCTCCGGCGATCAACGATGTAATTGACGTTAGGATATTTACAACTACAACCACAATCACTACACTTTCTAGTGGTAATGGTCTAAACCAATTTATCGCTGACAATACTGGCGCAAGCATGTGGTCAGGTACAAGTAGTACAATTGAACAAGTATTACTTGATACGAACGGTAATTTTAACTTCTTAAATGGTAATCATGTAACTTATAATCAGACAGCAGTTAACATTCCTGCAACAGCGACTCCATACGTGATTGACACATTTAGTCAATCCAGTTACACCACTGGTAAGTACACGATCCAAGCTAAAGTTGGCTCAACTAACTTTGAAACATACGAAGCACATGTGATAACTGATGGAGCAGGCAATGCTTATATCAGTACGTTTGGTATTGTTAATAATGGCACAAACTTTGGTTCTATTAGTGCTAATGTAGTCAGTGGCAACGTGAGAGTTTACTACACATCAACTATAGCACAGGCCAATGTTAAAGCGTTTGGTACTTACATAGTATAACATAACGGATAAAAAATGCTGAATCTCAATAAAGTCTATCGCAAGGACTATACAGGCGAAGATATCATCGTCGAGCGTGTACATGAAAATCACGTTTGGAAAGATACCACAGAAACTGTGACTAATGCCGTAGTCAATAATCAAATATCAAATCGTGCTGTGGTGATTGGTAATGGCCCAACAAGACTTGATTTTGACATGAAAGCATTAAAACATGCCAGTGGACTATTAGGTGCGACCACTATTCAAACCTATGGTTGTAATGCACTCTATAGAGATTTTACTCCTGACTTTCTAGTAGCACAAGGATCAAATGATTTTATAAGAGAAATAGCTCTTAGCAATTATCCTTATACGAATATCATTTATACCAATGCCATACATTTATTAGAATATCCTAATAAATTTTATCTAATACCACACGATCCATATGCTGATTCAGGAACAACAGCAGCCTATCTAGCAGCATTTGATGGCCATAAAAAGATTTATCTATTGGGATTTGATGGCCACGATACACCAGGAACTAATTCAAATATCTATGCTGATACCAATGGATATGATCCTTCAACGGTTGATGATCTTAGCAGTGATAAATGGATAGAAAATCGTGCAAGACTATTTAGTGTATACTATGATGTAGATTGGGTTTGGGTGACACCGGCTGGTCGTAGCACTGTGCCTGATGCTCTAAAACCTTTTTCTAATTTCCGACAAATTAGTTTCAGAGATTTCGTATTAGAAGCCGACTTATAATACTGTTTCTAAAGTCTTGATTTTTTTACTAACCGCATCAAAATTAATAGTTCGCCAAACCCCTGGGTGTAGAGGTTTAGGATGATCTTCAAGATGCACCCAACAATGACCACGATGTTCGTAATTTAATTTTGGTGTGAATTCATCGTCTACTGGAATTAAGAAAGTATTATATGAAAACTTACCATTATCGCTGGTAAATTTTTCTATAGGAATGACTTTGACATTGTGGAAATTATAACCTAATTCTTCTGTTAGTTCTCTATAGAGACTGGTTAATAAATTTTCACCACTATCAATTTTGCCGCCAGCTAGGCCCCAAGTACCACTATATTTGTCGCCATCACGCAACAGAAATAGATACCTCTTGGTAGAAACACTGTAGATGAAAGTACCAACTCCTTCTATATGACTAGGGTCCATAGTCCGGCTTTGTATTCGCCTTCCCAGCTCTTGACCCACTGATTGAGATTCCATTTATATTGAGTTCCTGTGGTTAAATTACTTACATATTGTAACGTGGTATCTGATTGGCTGTCAAATGCCACAGTCCAATGTGTGCCGTTCCATTGGATTATATCATTAGCGTGTGCTACTAGATCTTGTCCATCTGATCCACGCCAGATGCTAGGACCATTACCTGGACTATTATTATAACTACCAATGTCTTTTAATATTAAATATCTGGTATTAGTTGCCGGGTTAGTTATGCTAGCATCAATGGTAACTTTAGTTGGATCGATGATAGCATTTATCGGAGTAAGAGTGTTGGTAGGAGTAGTATCAATGTTGACATTATAAATCAACAGTGTAGGGTCAGTCGGATGATAACTAACAGTGCCAATAACCTCAGTAACACCATCTGGTTGTAACAATCTAACTTGGCTCACACCATTAGATAGCGTACCATAGATATTAACAAAATTTTCCCATGCATCAGGAGTGCCAACTTTAACTGGAGTTGATGTAATGTCTTCCCCACCAATGTCTCTAGGATCCTCTACGTCTTGTACTTTTAATAATGTTAGAGTATTACCAATTAATAACACACCGTAATTCAATGGTGTAAAATACTGTCTTTGACCTAATAGGTTAGCATCAGAATATACACTGTCGCTGAGATTACCATCACCATCATGTATGCTGGCGATAATTTTCTGAATAACACCAAGCTTCTTAACTTTAGCTGGTGGAGTAATCCACACTGGTAGTTTAAATGTCATTGTAGCAACATCGATAGGATTGTCTGTACCAATTGGCACTGAACGGCTGGTCCAACTGACACTGTCTAGATAGACTACACTTAAACTAGTCCAATCAATATAATTATCAGTTGACTGTATTTCCATCGCTGGGTTAAACAGAACTTGTAGTTGTTCTATCAACTGTAATTTTTGTTTGGTATTTGATGTCCAAATGTCTAACTTCAATTCTATAGTATAAGGTACAGGCATGCTGCGTTCGATGGTAAAAGCATTGCCTTGACGATTTTCATATTCTTGTGTATCTTCGTTGTAGTACTTCTGACGTATATTCATTGTGCCAACGAATGTAGGATCTTGCACACGCTCACGATCATAATTGATACCACTGATATATACTGTCATAGCAGGCACAGCATTTAAAGTATTAGGTGCTGCATTTTGTGTGATGATTGTAGCCACTTGGCGACTGCCATCTCCCCAATAGACAGGCACACGTTGTAGTGTCTGGTTACCATTACGATCAAATCCAAACTCAACTTGGAAACCGCTTACAATACGGATAAACTGAGCTAGGAAACGTTCTATTTGCCCGTCATAAAAAAACTGTTGATTAGCGGCCATTATTCGTTATCCGCTGTTGGACGCAGTGCTTGACTCAAGCTCTGACGTTGATTTACTACTCTGCTGTAAATCGTATAATCTAATCTTTCACCAGTAGTGTATAAATTACTTTGGATGGTAAATCCGACCTTACCACCAATATTAGCTAAGGTATTAGGTATAATCAGATTATTGAGCATAGTCTTGACACCATAGCTGCTTATGTAATTGATAGTAGTGATGACATTACCAGTAGTTATATTAAATGATGAAGTAATACTGTTAGCTGGTGGACTATAAGTGTTACTGATGATTATAGCATCGTAACCCACTGAATTCTCATAGAATTTAGCAGTGTCGTTGACAAAGCTACTAAGTTGTGTTTGATTGCTAGAACCAGGTGTAAGATTAGTTCTGACAGAATCTTCTATAGCTATCCAACGTTTACCATCAAATCTAAACAGTCTATTAGGCATAAAATCTAATCTTAAGAAATAATCACCAGTATTGGGATTTGGAGTAAAGGCGATACCGGCAGCTACGGTCGTACCGTTAGGAGGTAATCCATCTCCAGTCAAGTATCCTTCTACTTTAACATCTGGAGTTAAAGTCGAAGAACTAGCATCATCAGCAACATCACTAGCATCTTTAAGAATATTACTAGCATCTTCACCCTGCGGATCACCAGGTGTACCATCTGGATTTACTGGTTCAACATATATTGAGCTAGTATCATAACCACTAGCCGGAACATCTTGTTCTGCACGAGCCACGACAGCATCGTTAATAGAATTGTATTTGTCTAATGTGCTGAGTACCTGACCTAGTGTTTCGTTAGTGTTAGTACCAGCGGCAATCTGATTGATAATATCTTTGTATTCTTGACTGTCTACTAGTGGTTGTAGTTTAACACGCCATAGATGCGGCCAATAAGTTGCTGCGAAACCTTCCGCTGATCGGGCTGCATCTTGTACGGTATAGAATCTTTTGAGTGCTACAGGTAAACCTTCGTCCAATGGATAATAATCTATCATGTTAGGTAATTCAATAACATCACCTACCATAAGTTTACGTCCTAGTGTTTGCACCATG